AACGCCAGATCCACCCGCAGCACCTCTCATTTGTTGCATTATATTTGCTTGTGATTGTTGCTGTTGTTCTCTTAAATAATCAGCTGATCTTGTGTTAACACCTAGATCTTCATATATGTTTTCAGTATAAGGATTTTGTAAGCCTTGATAAGGATTTTGTAAACCAGCATAAGGATTTTCAAGATTTTCATATGGATTTGTAATTGGTCTTCGCATCATAGCGTCAAAACTAGATTTAGCTGCGTTATAAGCTTCATTAGCTTTCTCTTGCTCTTCTCTTCTAGCACCCATACCAAATAAACTACCAACACCTTTAATTATACCTGGTGCAGCCGTTAAAGCTAACATGGTAAGTGGCTCAAGCCTCATTGGTGATCTTTTTTTAAACGGAGATTTATAACCTACTATATTCATATTCTTTTATTTATGTGTTTATAATTACACTATTTATAAATTATTTACTACTTTGTGTTACTTCAGAGCCTAATGAAAAAAGTTTTTTATTTGAACTATCGTACGAGTCAAAAGCAGAAACGTCACAATTTAAACGAGCCTGCAAAACGTAACCTTTTAAGCTAGTATTATTATCTACAGGTTTTTTTGCATAAAAAAAATGAGGTACAAGAGCTGGGTTAAAGTTTCTTCCATCAGGAATTATAACAAAATTTTGTGCACGATTTATTTCAGTAATAACACTATTAGCGGCTCTATCTGGAACTTTACCAGCTAAGCCATCATAAGGTATTTGCGGTACTATAACGTATAATAGATCACCTACTGACACTGATTCGTTTATTTTGTTTGAAAATGATATTTTTGTTGGCATAATTTAACTATTTGTTGCTAATATAAAGGCTCTGTCTATATCATAAAAAACATCTGTGCTAATACTAGGGAATCTATTAATTTTCATAATACCTTTTATGTTAGCGTTTATAGAAGAACCATAAACTGTTAATATTGTATTGTCTGATAAAACCTGTGTGTCAGCTAGCGTTATTGGCGATCCGCTTGCGTGTACTGCTGTAACAGTATTAGCACCATTAGTAGTACTAACACCTGGGCCAAATATTTTACTACCAACAGATACACCTCTAATACCATCAATGTTTATACTGTTACTGCTTTGATCACCGTTTACTGTAACACTGCCACCACCAAAATTTGATGTACCTAAAAAACCAGTTGGCGTTACACTTAAGTCAAAACTAACACCTAAATTAGTTGATTTTTTTATTAATCTAGAGCCGTAAGCTCTAAACGTAATGTCTTTAGCATCTGCCCAGCTATGATTGCTAGACAAAGTTACTGTTTTAGTCTGTGTATTAATAGCTGTTATAGTTGGATATGTTAAAACACCTAAACTACCACTTGTAGTAACACTACTACTTTCTATGTCTACTAAACTCATACCAACAACTAAATTATCTACATCATTTAAAATCATAGATGTTACGCTACTACCAGAACCATTAGTTTCTTTTGTTAATTTAGTAAAAAAATCTGTATTTACTGGTTGTAAAGAATCTGCTAAAAAAGCTCTTCTAGGCGTGCTAGCACCTCCAAAGCCAGTTGTATCAAAACTATACTTATAACCAAGACCTAAACCATCTCCTGAATCTGCTAAATCTTCTGAAATATTTACTGTTTGTGATGAATTACTGTTTGAGCTACCATTTGTACTACCTATAAAAGCTCCTATACCTACAAAATTAGTATCTGCTTGATCTGAAGAAGTGCTAAATCTAACTGTAACATCTTTTTCTTGATTTATAGTTTGTTTTAATAATCCTTTTCTACCATTTAAAACTTGTGTTTCAAAATGATAATTAGGTATTAATAAAAAAGTATATCCATTACCTCCAGAAGAGGCTGGTAGTTTTATTGTAAAGCCAAAGCTGTTAGATTGTAAAATAATATCTAAACTGTTTTCAGAAATAAAACTATTTGTAAAAGACTTTGTTTTAAAATTATAGTATTTAGTTGGAGAAGAATTATCAAATATATGCAAATGACAATAAGAATTAGCTTCACCAACTACAAAGCACTCTATTGTTTTTGCACTAGAATCTACGTTTCTAGTTGACACTCTAAAACTATTTATATTTTTCATAACTTATTTTATTATAAAGTTTCAAAAGAACTTGCGGAGCCTATACCTAAATTAGAATTACTTTCAAAATCTGTAGTATCATCAGTTTCGTTATGTCTATGTTGTATATAAGCAAAAGATTTTTCTTCTTTTCTAACAAATTGGCCTACAATTGGATTATCTATAATGCTATTAGCGTCAAAAGGTGTTGATAAAATTCTTCCTACGCCTCTTTCTGTTTCTAAACGACTACATGTCCAGGCAGGAATTGTGTTTTGATCACCTTTAAAGCTGCCAACATAATTTAATGTATTAAAGTTTTTTATAGACAAAGGTGCGTCGTTAAAAATAGCATTAACACTAGCTACTCTAGTAGTTGAATCATTAGTATCGTAAAAATGACAAGCACCAACATTTTCATTATGATGAAACGCTTTACCATGTCTTAAAGTTATATACTCACTGTTTATAACAAAACCTGATTCCTGTATAAAACCTTTAAAACTAGACCAACCTTTTACGTTTTCTTTGTAAGTAACAGTTATAGATTGATTTTCATTTTTATATATGCTATTAGAGTTATTAAATTGAAACGGTATTTCTAACGATGCTGTTTCGTCAATATATTCAAAGTTACTACCAGAATCAAATGTTAAATTATAATCGTTTTTAGTTTTATCGTAACTACCAATTATTCTATCTTGATAATAATCACCTTTTAATTTATCTCTAAACCAGTCTCTCATACCAGTGTCAGATATAGGCGTTAAACCATCCATTGACAGTCTTAACACCGCGCCTCTTTGTTTATCTGTAAAATATGCTCTATAAGAAGAAGACGCAAAACTTTCAGGATTTTTAGATATACCATACTCACCAACAAAAGGTCTTGACTGTCCTAAGACTTTATTAGAAGCAGTTAATTGAGTATTACCATCCGCATTAAATATAAGATCTTTATCAGCAAATATTTGAACTATCTTGTCTTCACATAAGGCTATTAAATCACTGTTTCTAGCAAATAATTTTTGTACACTACCATAAGTGTTATCTAGATCTTTAGTTATATTTTCTGCTTGAATAAATTGATTTAAATCATTTAAACTAGTACTTTTGTTATATATACCAGAAAATATTAAACCATTAGTTCTAGTATCTTGTTTATATTTTGTATCTAATGTAGTTGATACTCTTGCGCCGTTTTTTATAAAAGTTTGATTAAAATCATCTCTTACTCTATTTGACTCTACACCATTACCAAAACTAAAAGCGTTAAAATAAGGTAATCCAACTTCTTCTGGTTTAGGATGTAGTCTTATTTTTTTTATACTTTCATAAGCTGTAGCCGAGGTAGTAGGGCTTGTTATACCAATGTCAATAACCGTATCTATTTTATATTTAATATAACCATTTTCTTCATCATCGTAAAACTCTAAAAACTTATCTTTAAAAAATTGACTCTGGTGGGTTATATTGCTACGCTGCCCAGATGAGGTTGCATTTGTATTAGGGTCTATATAATCAAAACCTTCTGAACCTCCAAGAGCGCTAATACCACCAGCTAGCTCAACTATATTTCCATCCCAACTTTTTACTCTACAATCAATTTGCCTTCCTTGATGAGGATTACTACTAGCCGTATATGTATTAGCTATACTCATATCAACACCAGTAACTTTAACTTTAGCTCCTACTTTTGCAGACAAATAACCTTTTGAGTTGTTTGGACTACTATCACCACTGTTTAATTGATTTGAATTAATATCAAGCCTTAAAGGATATATAGGTGATGCTTCATAATATAAATCTAAATCTACTTTTTCTTTTGGTTCTGTTTCAAATATAGCTGGATTTTCTTTTATTGGATTTTCTCCATCAGAAAAATCTTGTTCAAAAAACTCTATAAAACTAAAGTCATCACTAGGGTTTGAATCAAAATTTAAAGATTCAGGATTTGTAGAACAAACAGATGTAGCGTCTTTATCTACTTCTATTATATAACAAATTCTTCTATTATCTGCTCTACCAAATCTTATTATAGCATCTTCTAACTCTTCAAAACGTTGATCTAACTCAAATCTATTTTGCGCGTTGTTGCTAGAATAAGCTTTTGAAATCCATCTATCATAAGCATATCCTACTGAGTTTGTATTTTCAACCCACTCGCTATTTGTAGAGTTTGTATCGTCAACTATAACACATCGATTCCAAGGTGTATGATTATATACCCTTACTTTTTCTACTCTTAATATTTCAAATTGAGTTAAATTAGCATCATTGGTAAATCTAAAAAACTGACCTGGCTGCAACTTGTTAACAAAAGCTTCGTTTCCAGCACTAAAATTACCAATCGCTTCATTTCCTACAGGATTCCATTGGTTTTCTATAATTGCGCCTAAATTTGGATCGTTAAGAGTAGAGTTAGGTCTTTGAGGAAAAGGTAATATTTTACCTATACCATCATCACCAATGGTTTTTTGTCTATTACCATTAACTATACCTTGAAGATCCATAGTACCACCTGGTATTCTATTAGGTTCTGGAACAACGTTTGGATCACTAGGATCTTCTGGAACTCCTTCTTGCCAGAAGTCATTACCCACATATTGATCTAATAAGTTAAAATTAATACCATCACCAGTTTCATCAAATAAAACAAAACTATCTTCATCTACTAAATCTACACCTACACCAGAAAAAGATAAATGTATAAAATGTCTATTTGTTGAATCACCATAAACATTTCTATAATTTTCTACTCCTGAAACATTAACATGATCTAATTGTTTTTTCCAAACAAGTGGCCAAGGTGCGGCAGCGCTTGAAGCATTTTTGTCTAAATGACCAGTAATAGTTTTAACTATACCTTGCATACCGTTCATAGGCGAACCCATAGCAGACCTTTTAAAACTATCTGCAACTTCAACAGTTAAAGGACCTTCTCTAAATACAGTACTTAATCCATCAAGAATTACAATTTCTTGTGTGTTTGAAAACGTAAACGTACTACCAGCAGTAAAAGGACTTTTTCCGTAAAGCGGATTAAAATTCATACCACGTAAGTTACCACTAATAGAAACATCAAAATCTTTTCTTGAAGTTATTTCTGTTGCTGAATTTCCTTGAGCCTCAGCTTTAAAAATGTCATAGTTACCAGTAATTGTGTCTGGAACAGTTAAAGGTTGCTGTGACACATAGTGCAGCTCGTCTATAAACCAATCACTACCATCTGTACCACCGTTACTAGTATTATTATTAAAAAGAGACTGAAACTCTTCAAAATTTTGAGTACGATCAAGATTATTATTACTTACTGAACTTGTATTTTGAGTAGTGTCTTGTCCATAATTGTGAGAACCACTGTATCTGCCAAATGAATCTAAAGAATCAAAAAGATTTCCATCTCTAAGACTAAAAAACTTTGCCCTAGCAGTAATAACATTAAAAATTTCACCAGCACCTATCATAGGTTCTAGATATTGCGCTGTTATTATGTTAGATCTTATTTTAACAAAAAATCTACCTTGAAACTCTTGCCACTGCTTATTCTCTACTTTAAAAAATAATGTTTTTAAATCTGGATCTAAAACACCAATAGACTGTTCAACCCATCCATCAGTTTCTCTTATAGGCTTGTCAAAAGTAATTATATATTCATCAGCTGTTAACTCTAAAGAAGTAATATTATATATTTCAGAATTAAGCGTAGCACCACCTACAGGGTCTTTTTTAAATTTTATAGCTAGCTCTTCACTTCTATTAAACATTTGTTGTAAAGCGTTTACTCTTTCGTTTACAACAAGAGTTTTATTAATAACTATTTTTCTTTGACCAGCAGCAGGGCGAAGACCTGGGTCTGGATATAAAGAATCTAAATCACCATCTCCATCGACTGCACCTAAATTTCTAAATTTATCACGTATAAAATCAGGTGATTCATTTCTTATTGCTATTACTTTAAATTTGTTTTGTACTTGAACTTGTGTATCAGATTCTAATGGTTTTTTAAGTATTATGAAATCATCTTCTTTTATTTTATTTCTATCAGCAGAAGGAAAAGACAGCCATAAATTACTATCTTCTTTTGACCTGTAAACTCTATCTAATACTAAATTGTAATATTCAGAAGATGTTTCTTTTACGTATAATTTAAAATAATAAGGATCATAATTAGGGCTATCACCAAGACCAAATGTTGAATCTGTATTTATGTGACTAGGTACGTTAGGTATATCTAAAACTTTTAATCTATTACTTTTAGAAGCATTACCTTCAAAAGCAATTAATCCGTATGGATCTGTAGATTGATTAAAAGGTATTGTAATAGAACCTTTTTCACCAGATGTAAAAACAGGCGTTTCTCTACCTTGATAATCTAACAAGCTAATACCAACTTGATATGTTCTTTCTGATTTTACGGTTTTCAAAGCGCCTTCGTCAAATATTTTTTCTATAAAACCAAAATTTCTATTTTCTATATTTAATTTTAAATCGTTTTCATAATCTCTAACATTTAAGTTTTGAGTGTAATTTGCGTATATTATTCTACCTGCTGTAAAATCTTGTGCTTTTGCTTTTTTAGGAACGTTATCATATATTCTTAGCATTTGATTTTCTGGCAAAGCTGAATAAAGTATTTCTTTAGTTAATTCATAATAACCACTGTTAGTTTGAGTAGAATTAGATGTACTTCCATCTATAAAAGTAAATGCTTCGTTGCTACCGTTAAAAGTATGCCAAGCTTCAACATCTGATTGATCAGATTTTTTAGATTTAATAGTATCTATTAAATATACTGTTGGTGAGCCATCTTCTTTATATAACAAGTCTATTTCTACAACGTCGCTAGGAATACCTTGATGTACAAAATCTGTTAATATTATTTTATTAATATTGTTTTCCATACCAGTATTTGTAGGTTCTTTTGTTGGATGAATATTAAACCTACCTGGTAAAAAAGCTGGTTGAGTAAATGGCGCAAAAGCAGAATATTGATTATCAGAGTATTTGTATCTATAAGAAAACCTAGGAAACACTTTTTCAAAAATTATTTTTGAAAAGTCTTCTTTCATTATATTAAAATTATATGCTTTGTTTGTAATATTACTAGACACATCTATAATTTCACAAGTGAGCTCAGCATAAAAAGGATTGTTTCTATTAATATAGCCAGGAGGAGGGTTTTGTAATACTTGTGTCGTATAAGGAATAGGCTTAACAGCCATACTTGTTATTTTAATCCTTGCTTGCGTGTTAGAAGGTAACGTTCCCGCAATACTTTGTGGACTCAAAAGCAAAATATCACCAGGCTCAAAACCAGGTGAAATAGCATCGTAATACTCGTAGTTTGAATTTTGATTACTTGCTGGAAAATTATTTCCACCACCGTACTTAGCTTGAAATTTACCAGTAAGAGGATTTACGTTTAAACCAAGATAATCTCTTGCAACGCCAGTGTTTTGAGGATCAAAAATAGAATTAGCACCAATAGCTAAAAACTCTTGTAAGTTAATTGTTACAACTATATTGTTACCAGCACTTTTACCTACAAAGCTTAAATTAAAAGTATTATTATAAACTATGTTTCTTTCATCTCCAGGTACTAACTCAATACTAATAGGATTTAAAGGCCTTGGTTTTATAACTGTTATATCGTTTTTAGTTACTGTGCCTTTGTTTTCTCCGTTAATATAAAGATCACTAGTGCCTGAAAGATCAACAGTATTATTTAAAAATTGTGTTACATTTATTACTTTTGGTTCTGTAACACCGTCAGTAAAATATAAAAAATCATCTATAACATTAATACCAGTTATATAATTTTCTATTGTAAATTCTAAAACTTTATTTTCATTGTCAGATAATACAATACCAGTTTCTAAATTACCATTATTATTTTTAAAACATCTTAATATAGCACTTTGCGTGTTATCATCTTTAACTAAAAACCAATAAGCAACATCATTTTTTTCATCTGCTATAGAACCTATACACTCATAACTAGTATTCCAGTTTTGAGAAAGACCTGTAGTTAATTTTTGATTACCCATTATAGGTTGAACACTACCAACCGAATCTTCATCAGAAGTAGAAACCTGTATATTTAAAGCACCTCTATATTCACCATTAGGTAATATTTTTTCTTCAAGGTCTAAGTTCATACGACCTTGTGTAAAAGTAGTATTAATCTCTGGCATTTAATTAATGTTTAATTTGTTTTGATTTACCTCTAAGTATTTGAGTTATTTCTTCTAGCTTGATATTAGATAATCTTAGTTTAGCTTTTCTTATAGCGGCAGACTTTTCTTTTTTATATCTACGCACAGCATATTCTGGAGTGTTAGAGCTCATAGACAATATAGCATAAAAAATACTTTTATACATAGCTTCTTCAGCAAGTTTATGAACTTGCATCTCTTGATCTGTACCAAGACTATCGCTTATATAATCTATTATCACAGTTTTTCCAGAAATATTAGAACTAAAGTTTATTAAACCTCTTAAATCATCTATGTAATAAGAACCATTATCTTGTGCATGTTGAGGATCTATACCATATCTTCTACCAACGTTAGCTTCAAATATATGATCATCATAATCATAATCGTGTTGTTTATTTTCATTAGGTTTGTTAGATTTATAATTACTCCAAGTAGTAGATGTTTCTTCATCACCAACTCTTACAACAGAAATGTTATCTACAGTTACACCATATCCAGTAGTACCAGTTCCTGCTAGTACTTGTTTAAGCATTATAATTTTACCACTAAAAGAACCAGTAGTTCCTCCAGCAACTAAAGTTTCTGTATAAGTTCCGTTAGCAGTAATATCAGTAAGATGAGTTATATCTCCTCTATCATCTACTATAGAAAGTCTATAAGTACCAGAAGTATATCCGCTTATAGTAATAGATACTTTGTATGATTCTCCACTTAATATATTTACGTTTTCTTGAATAAAACCTTGATTTTGTATTAAGTTAAGACCTATTATTTTATTTTTTTTAAAAAACCAACCTTGGTGTGGATCTCCTAATATATTAGTACCAGTAGCTGTAACAACTGGCTGCGATGGTGAATTTGGTAAGTTTAATTGACCAGTAGAGCTAAAAGTTGTGTTTAAACTCCAATGAGCATTACCACCATGAAAACTACCATTTCTTGTTAGCTCTCCAGAAGGTATAAAATTACCATCAAAATTTTCAATTGTAAATCCATTGTTAATCTTATCAATATCTTCAAAAGTATTTTTTGTAAATAAATACTCATAATCATCATCTGTTTGATATTTTTGAGGATTTGAACTTCTACCTAAAGTTGGATATAATGGTTTTTTTATACCAGCACCATCTACACAAGATATTTTAGTATAATTAACATAATCTATAGGTAATGGTAAAACTAAAGAATTAGTAACGTGTGATTCTAAAGATTTTATAGATTTAAAAGTATCAAAGCTTAATTCAGCCAAAGCTCTTTGCGCATGAAAAATAACTTGCATACGATCAACTTTACTAATTAATTTTCCTTCACCGACATATCCAATTATAAATTGATTTATTATGTTGTCTAAAGATATAAACTGATAATGGTTATACGTACCAGTATTACCATGAGAACTATTGTTTCTATTAGGATGGTTGTTTTGATAATGTTGTCGTGGAGTATGATTGTCTAATAAACCCATTTAATTATTGTTTTTCTTGATTAATATCTTTAGTTTCTTCTACTTGACCAGCTTGATACAAACTAGGATCTTTTAATGATATGCCTACTGATTTTAATATATTGTTAACTAAGTTTGTTTGTTCTGAAGAGTGTAACTCAAAATCAACACTATTGCTAGCGTTATAAGCAAACGCACCACCTATGTTATAACCGTTCCATTGCACTGCGTTAGGAGTTCTTGTGTAATAAGCTATTCCTGATGGAAGAGCTAATCCTGCGGCTAAATAATCATCGCCTATTGGCAGAAACTTTATAGCTTCACCTCCAAGTCCAACGGACGAATTTACTCCATCGTTATTTTCTACATAATAAACTGGTCTATTAAAACTTGGTTTTAATAATGGAGAGCTTTTTATTATAGAAATATCTTCTAATTCTATTTTAGGACAAATTACTTCTACGTCTTGGCCATTATATTGTTTTACTAAAACACTTACAGAATCTAAAGAATATAAGTTTGGTAAAAATAAATTAATAGCTACACCTCCATTAGGATTTTGAGAAATAGGTGACCAAGCTGGTTGAAGAATTTCATATCTTTCTTTAAAAATACGTATTTTTTGATTAAGCATTTCGATAGGATCGATATTATTTTGTTTACTACCAGGTCTTCTTTTAAACTGATGTGAATCATAAAAATATTGTTCAAAAATATCCATTTGAGCTTTGTTAGCAAATAAATTAAACTCTGTAGGTGTTAAATAACCTCTTTGTTCTTTATTAACTAAAGCTTGAACTCTTTGATATACTGTATCTATACTTACTGCCATTATTTATTTTTTTTATAAGGAAATACTTTGTTTAACATTTGTTTTCTTTTATCACAACCACAATCACCACCAGTAATTTTATGTATAAACTTTTTTATACCAGTTGCTGTTGTTATCTTTTCTACAGTATCACCTAAACCCTTTGACTTCATATAAATATTTTGTTGTAGTTGCGATCGCCCCGAAGAGCGACCGCTCTACAGTTTGATTAGTTTAATCGTTTTTCTATATTTGTATATATTTCCATACCTTCATCAGTTTTAAACCAATGCGCTAAAGCAGTGTATGGATGCTCGTCAAACGGTACTGTCATTATTTTTCTATCGTTAGAACCCCATAAAAAGTTTCTTTGATCAGAAGATAATTTAATAATACCAAGTTCTACAGCTTTAATACCAAAGTTTCTAAGTTGAACATTATCATCAGATGCTAATTCTATTAACAAAGCAGGATTATTACGAGCAAACACTAGTAAATCTCTTTTAAGCTCGTTAGAACTCATCCTAGATACTTCAGAACCTTTTTCTACACGCATGATAGCTTCAGCCATATCTATATCCATTTGTCTAGCTAATAATATAGCGTCTGCTTCTAATTCTAAAAACTCTATTTGGTTTTCAGCTATAGCTACAGGATTATACTCTTCGTATATTTTATCTCTGTGTGGATGATATAAAGAAAGTAATTTTTGTAAAGTTGTTTTTTCTTTTTCAACAAAAAGATTACCACTTCTAAATATAACGTGCTCTAATCTTTGATCACCAACCATTTCATCTATAAAAGGTGTTCTTTGGTTTTGGCAGTACTTTAATTCTCTTTCATAACCTTTTTCAGCGTCAAAATAGTAAACATTAGAAGTTTTTAACATATAGCTTAAAGGTCTTTTGTTTCCTTTTAATTTATATACTCTATCTCTTATTTCCCACTTTGATTTTTTAGGTTCAACTTTTTTAGGTTTTGGTGTTTCAACAACTGGTGTTTCAACAACAGGCACCTCTGCTTTTTCTGTTTTTTGTTTTTTTGCCATAATATAATATATAATAAAATTAATAAAATAAAAGGCCGAGGCCGAAGCCCCGGTCTTTTAAAAAGTGTTTATTTTAATAACATGAAGTTATTAGCACCTTGAGTAATTAAACATCTTTCTGATAAGAAGTGTAATTGCATTGCATCTAAAGCAGATGTAGCAGCACCAACCGAACCAGTAACCCAAGTCTTCATTCTTCTGTCATCAGTTTGCGAAGCTCTATATCTTACGTGTAAGAAAGGACGTCTCATACTAGCACCAACATTTTGATCATAAACAGTAGAAGTACCAGCAGGTATCATAACTCCTCTAAGTGCATTAGCACCAGCTGTTAAGTTAATACCACCTCTAGTAGCTTTATCATTTAAGTATCTAAAGTCAGATTTGTAGAAGTCATAAGAACCTCTTCTGAAACCAGAGAAACCTAAATTTAATGCCATGTCTTCAGAGTTGTTAAATACACCATAAGATGTACCACCAGCTCCGTAAGAGTTCATTGAAGCTAACATATCGTCAATAGCTAAACTAGTTGATCTGTTAACAAACATCATGTACTCTTCAATAGCACCTTGCTTATCAAACTCAGCAAGTATTGCATCGAACTCAGCTAAATCAGTAGCAGCGTTAACACCAGTAACACCAGTAGTTATATTACCTCTATCTTCAATAGCAGCAAATAAACCTTCAGTACCTGTGTTTTTAGTAGCATCGTTAGATGTAACAGCACCAGTTCCCATAACACCAGCTTCTTCAGTAATATCGTTTCCAGCACCACCTTTTTCAGCTTCAAGCATTGCCATTTCAATATAGTCAGTAAAACGTGCTCTTGTATCAGCTTCAGCTTTTAAGTACCATAAGTAACCTGATTGACCAGCTTCAGTAGATACTTCAACCCAACCAATTCTAGATGCATCAGAACCTGATACTTCGTAGTAATCTTTCATTATGATTGGCTTGTTGTTAAATGATTTAAAAGAAGGCTCGTTAGCACCTCTAGTATCACTAGTAGCATCACCAGTAGCTTTAAAATATTGACTAGCTTTTGGAAACTCAGAACCGTAAACTAATACAGTTGTAGCGCTACCAGAAGTTGTACCTGTTAAAGCAGCAGCACCGTAAGGAGCTACATCAATTCTATCAGTTGCAACTGTAACTACTAAAGCTTTAACAACACCATTTGTAGGATCAGAAATAATAACAGTATCATTAACTCGTATACCGTGATTACCAGAAGCTACATCAGTGTTACCATCAATATCAGAAATAATATCTATTTGAGAACTTGAATCAGCACCACCAGTAGTAGAGTGAACGTGTCCTAAATAAGATAAGTGTAAACGACCTTGCTCAGACCAAACAACTTGGTCAGCAGTCATCGCTTCTTCAGCTCCAACTTGCGATAAGAAACCTGAAATAGTTCTCGGTCCGAAAACTTCAGCTTCTTTCTCCATTAGATCTGGTACATATTGTTGCGCCCAGCCTTGTCCAGCTGTAGACGCTAAGTCTAGGTAGTTATTTTGTAACGTTTGCTTTATTGGAGCAGGTACGCTATTTAAATTACCACCAGGGTTTGAAATTGCCATAATTTTGTAATTTTAAATTGTTATTTTTTGTTTTTAATTCTAAATTTGAAGTCATTAGAATTATCACCTAACACTTTTACTTTAATACCGCTTGTATTTATCTGGCCATTAAACTCTTGCCTTGGATCCATACTAACGTTTTTAGACTTAGCTATACTTTCTTTTAAAGCATCAGCTTTACCTTGCTCGTAAAAATGTTTTGCAATAGCATCAGGATTCATAGCTGTAAACAAACCTTTATGATAACCTTTAGTGTCTTTTATTTCGTTATTTTTATCAAGGAACTTCCCTATAAAATTACTAATATCACTTTGGTTTTCTTTAACTGTACCTGCGTCTTTAACGTTAAATCTAAACTTTTTTTCACCAACATTGTATTCAAAACCTTTAAAGTCTTTATTAAATAGCTGATTAGTTTTGTTTAAAAAAGTACGTGTTTGTTTTTCACTAATTTCCTTTTGTTCTTTTGACTCTTTGTTGTATCTATTGAAAAAATCAATGGCTTTTTGCTGATCACTCGTCAGTTTGTTTCCGTACTGTATTTCTTCGTAATACTTGGTTTTTGCATTTTCTAAATGCGACTTTGCTTGAGCAACTTGCTCTTTCAAAGCTAGTTTTTTTCTTTTTATATCTCTTGGCTCATCTTCTTCTTCATCAAAAGAAAAAGCATCTTCCATCATAAATTCTATTTCTTCTGAGTTAAGATGAGGTTTTGTTTGTTTGTAATATTCTTTTAATAAAGATATATTGTCTAGTTTAGAATAATCTTGATTTAACTTTACATAATCTTCTAAACCACCGCCTGTTTCATTCATAAAATCAACAAGCTTTTGTATGTTTTCTGGAAGAGGTTTACCAGTTTCTTCTGCTTCTGCTATAGCTTCTTCAGTTTGCTCAGCTAGTTCTTCAGCTTTTTCTTTTACCTCTTCTTCTTTTATTTCTTCTACGACTGGAGTTTCTTGTGCTTCTGCTTCCGACTGTACTTCTTCTTGTTTTTGTACGGACTCGGTATCTTCAACGAGTTCAACCACTCTTGTGTCGTTAGTTGTATTTTCTGTAGTTTCTTCTTTGGTTTCATTTTTTTCTTCTGGTTTTTTGGTTAAATCAACTTTTGTAACGTTGTTTTCTTCGTTGGATTTAGGTTTACTAAGATTAACTTTAACAACATTGTCATCTTTTTTTTGCTCTACAACCTTTTCAGCTGTAGTTTCTTTTTCGCTTTTTGCCATAATAAAATATTATATAATTAATAAATTGCTTATCTAGGTCCAAACATAGACATATCACCAACGTTTGCACCACCTAGTATATCATTACCTGATGACTCAAACTTTTTAGCTGGTAAATCATTTTTTCTTTGTTCTATAAGTTGTGACTGTTGAGAAGCTTGTATTCTTGTTCTTTCGTCTTTACGATCTTCTTTTTCTTTTTCTTTTTGTTGAGTAGTTTGAACATCCATATTTTTTAACCTCATATTAAACTCAAACTCTAAAGCCATTAGCTGTTGTTTTGCTTGCATTTCGTATTGAAGTTTTTGTGCTTCAAGCTGTGCTTTTAGTTGTTCAATTTGAGCTTCTGATTGTGTTAACGCTTGTTGTTTTTGTACTTCCATTTGAGCGGCTACTTGTTGCTGTTGAGCGTTTGCTTGAGCTTGCGCTTGCATGTTTTGCTCTTTCATAGCCTGATCCATTTCCATTTTTCTTTTTCTTCTTATTTTTAAAACCTCATTTGCAAGCTTAACGTTGTTTATTTGTCTAACATCAATAGCATCTTCTAAATCTATAGTTTGTTGCTGTAATGCCATTTGAATATTATTTTCAAGCATAGCTTTTTCTTCTTCATCAGGCATTAACTCTATAAATATACCAAAATCATACAAATGTAAACTAGACATCTCTTCAAGTGTAGCAACGTTATGTACACCTATACTTTGTATAAAAGCTTCTTTTGTTGGTGAATATTCTACAATATCAGATATTCTAAGTGATAGTTGTTCTGCAACCTCTGCTGTTAAAAACAAACCAGAATCTAATATATGTCTTGTAGCTGTATTGCTATTTGCAGCAGCTATTTTCTGTATACCAACTAAAGCTCTTTCATCTGGCATACTACCATCTCTTGCTTCGTTTAATCCAGTTACATCACGTATCATTTGCATATAGTAATTATAATTACCTATAAGAGCTTGTATTTTATTACCACCGCTACCTGATGTTATTTCTTGTATTGGCACTTTACCAGGATTCATATCGCCATCTTGCGTGAACGATCTACCAATAACACTACCTGTTTGGAAGAACATGTTTAAAGCTTCTTGTGGATTATAGTTTGTACCATTACCTAAATCTATTTCAGCTAAACCATCTGCGTCTAAATAAACACCATCAGGTATCATACGAGACATAACTTGTTGTAGTTTTAAATGTGTAAGCTGTATCATATCAGCAAAACCTGTAATACGTTTTACTAGAGAGTCTATATTGCCTTTATACATACGAGGGGCTACTATACTATAGTTCATTTTAACTTTAGTATAATTACTTTTTGGCCTCATCATGTTTTTAGCTATTTCCCATTTAAGTAATTTATTAGTACCAAGAACCATAGCACCTTCTTGCAATACTTCTATTACTCTATCTAATCTTGAAAAATTACCTTCAGACTCAGAAGGCGGGTTAAACGAATCATCTTTTTCTATTGCTTTTTCAGCACCTGTAGCAGTTTCTTTTATTTTGTAAACTTCGTTCATATAGGTTTTATAATTAAAGTATAAAACTTGAACTTTATTACTATCAAACTCATCATAACTACTAGCATTTTTATATGAATTGTTAGTATAAAGTGATCGTGATTGCATTATCTCTTCTAAATCACTTTGTTCTAAAAATGGAAATTGTTTTGCTAATTCGTTTACAGGTATAGTTTTTACTTCACCAACATAGTATATATCATCAAAGTAAGGTGATTCTGTATAAGAATAAACTAAATCAGCAGGATCAACGTATTCTACAATCGCACCTTCTGAAGTTGTAAAGTTTGTTTTAACAGCGCCTATACCTAAAACAGTTAAATCTCTATAAAATCTATTTTTTACTAAATCATATTTATTACCATCTAACAAAACATTTATAGCTTGTTCTTCTGCTATTTCTACGGCTTGCTTGTAGCTTAATTGCATGTGAAGCTCTAACTCTTCTTTTGTCTCAGGTAATGTATCTGGATCGTTTTGATAAAGGTTAATATTAAATTTTTGTTGAACAAAGTCGTTTATTTCTTTTGTATTCATGTCGTCAACTATAGACTGCATGTATTCAGTTCTTTTTGCAATACCATATGGATCTTGCGAATAAGCTTTTATATCATAAGATCTGTCAGCCATACCATTAACAACTATATCAACAAACTTAGGTATAATAGGTACTGGTGTCCAGTCTAAGTTTAGATAAGATAAATCACCATTAATAGACAACTCATCTTTATATTTTTGTATTGATTGATTACCTTCAGCATATAATCTTAATTTATGAAAATCGTTATAGTGTTTATGATATCTGTTTATACCTTGATCTTTATTAAACCACTCATGCTCTATAGCTTTAGCAACTTTTAAACCATAGTCATAACTCAACTTTTCAGCATCACTTACAACTTGACTAGGAAAATAATTATTAGTATATTCTGCCATATGTTATTTTATTATTTTTGAAGTATTGCCTCTGTTATGATATTTAGCAATATTTATATTCAATTTTGGTTTTTCTATTTTAGCGTTTGGTCTATACAAGTTTCTATTGCAAGCCATGACAGCGAGACCAGAACTTATAGAAGCATCAAACTTTGTTCTTTTTGTTATATCAAACCTAGCCCAATCATTTAATGTTTTATTAAAATATATATTACCATACACTCCATCTTTTATATGACCTACGTATTGCTGTATATACATTTCAATAGCAGCTGCATGAGCTTGTTTTATATCTTCACTAGTATTTGGTATACCTCCTATTTCTTTTTCAGTAGTTGATAATTTATTCCAAAGTTTATCAGGTCTGTTCATACTAAAACCCCTGTAACCTCTACGTCTTAAATGATATAATAATCTAGGTTTATTATTTTCTGCAAGCAATGGCATACCGTAAAAAACTAAAGCCATTAACACATCTTCAAAAAATATTTCAGCTGTTTGAGGTCTA